TAATAATCTTACTTTTCATTTTTGTTCTCCTTTTCTTTGATAGCTTCTTTTACTTTGTTGTATGTTTCATCTTCAATCTCGAATTTCTTCTGCTGCCGCCTGATCGACAGGATCACTCTGCTTCCAATCCAGGCCAGCACCAGGGCTGCGATTCCGAACACCATACCGGAATTAAGAAATATTACCCACATCATTCTCACCTCCTCTGTGGCCATTCACGACCTGTTTTTTTTATCCCTCAGTCCTGTAATCTCTAATCCCAGCAGACCTGCTGTATTGTTCAGAACGCAAAAGGCATTATAGATGTGCGTCGGCATCCTCCCCGCTGACCGGACTGCCTTTCCAGCTGTCGGATCTGGATAGCCTTCGTTGTTCTTATAACTCATTTCACACCTTCTTTCATTTCCGCAAGCCTTTCCTCTGCATCTTCCCGGCTGGCAAATACAATCTGTTTGACTTTCCCAGCTTTTATGTAATGCAGTGTGTTTCCTTCCAAGTATGGATAATGTATCTCTTCCCAGTCTGCCGGAATCGCATTGTCTATGTGTGGGCATCTCTGATACAAAATACACCTGCTGCAGATTCCATCTTCACTGGCTGGCCGACTTTTGCACCCCTGGATCAGTGTGTTATATGCTGACAGCATCAGCTCTGGTGTGATATCCATTTTCTTTTCACGCCTTTTCATTCTGATCTTCTTTCCTGCCGCCCAGTGATGCTCACAGGAATCTTCGTCTTCCACAAGAATCCCTTTGCGGTCGCAAAGACCATCATCGTTGTTGATACAGGTTTTACATGTGTTCTCCATCATTTTCTCCTTTCTCTACCGGATCCAGATAGTTCCGGCCGAATATCTCCATAAATTCTTTGTGGCTGTGCTGCTTTTCAAATAATCTCTGTGCTGTCCGCTGTAATTCATGGCGGATCCGGGCGTTATTGTGTACGGCTTCCGGACCATAGATGTGATGATCGTGGCACAGGTATACTTTCAGACCATATTCCTCGGAGTTCTTCCGGTTCGGCCCTCCGAATATATGGTGCTCATCCAGGATCCTGTGTTCATTCCAGTTATCGTGGAGTGTTACGCAGAGATAACAGGTCCTGCTGTTTTTATCGTGTAAGATACTGGCCGGATGGCGCATCCTCTTTTTCTTACTTTTCTGTTTTGGGAATAACATTTCTGCCCCTTTCCGGGGAGGTCAGGGCCTCCCCTTATGTATTTGTGATATATTTGGATTTTTGAAAACACCCTTTACTCAATCCATGGACGTCCATTTTTGTCCACTTTTCCACACAACCATTCTTCCCAGAAACTGATCTCTCGCAATCTGGAGAACGGTATACTTCCAAAGGTCCGCATTGCTGCCGCCACATAATCCGCCCAGCCGTATAATGTGAGCGTTTCAAGATATTCTTTCCGGGTTATTGCTTTTTCCGGAATAACTTCCGAAATAGTTACATTGTTTTCTGGTACCGGGTCGGACTTCTGATCTTCTCTATGGATCTCCGATACGGAATCTTCTGGTTTCTTCTCCAGGATATCTGGTCCTTGCACCGGTTCCGGCATATATTCCGGATGCTGATCAATACTGTCTTGTCCAGGGATCTGTTCTTCCTGTTGCGCCGGCGCACTCTCTGGTTTCTCAATCACCTTCTCGGATGAAATATCCTCCTGTACCTTTCCGGTGATTTCGCTGCCGCGTTCTGGTATTTTCGGTTCCACAGGTTCTTCCTGTTTTGGGGCTGTTGTTCCCTCGTCTGGCAATACCCCGAAACATTTCTCCCAGGTATGGGCCCCTGCATCGTACTCATCGAACAGGCTGTGCACCACATCCAGGAAATATTGATACGTGATATCCACCGGTGTCTCCCCGAACACCTTGACCATGATCCCTTTTGATTCTTCATAAAACATCAAGTACACGGTGCCTTTCCGGTAACTCCTGCTGCCGGACGGGCTGATCATCTCTGCCAGGTCTTTTGGCTCCATGATTGAGCTATACACTGCATTAATGATCTCTTTATTCTCCCTGCAAAACTCCTGTATCGTTGCTTTCAGCTTTTCTTCCGGGCTTTTTGCATCTTTCCAGTCAAGCAGCCGGGCCGGATCTGATTCATTTTCTTTTTCAAACCTCTGGAATTCTCTGATATCCTCCCTTTTTACTTCCGGCGTGAACATCTGCCGGTCTGTTTCCTGTACCTGTAGGAGTTCGGTCAGCTGTGAGAACTTAAATTCCCGGTACTGTTCTTTCAGTTCCGGTGTGTCCCCGTCTGCAGAATATGTTTCATATACGTTCATAAAACGGCTGACACCGGTCCTGTTCATCCCATATTCTGCTGCCGCAAATTCGGCTATGCTGCTGTATCCGTCATTTTTATAAGCACCTGACCGGTCGATTCTGGTCAGCTGCCATCCGATCCGGACAAAACTCTTTACGATACCTCCAAGATTATTTTTGATGTCGTTTTTGCTCTGGATGTATTCATCCATGCTCAGCTGTACATATTCCATGCTTTCCTCCTTATGCGGTCACTGACTTTATCTGATCTTTTTCTTTTAATGCTTTTATGTATCTCCTCAGATGCCTTTCTATCCTGATTTCATCCGGCTTTGTATCCCGGATCCCATACCACTGCAGGATCTGTGTCCCACAGATCTCTATTGTGATATACGGTGTTTCCGGTGCTGACTTCGAACGCAGGAAAAGGATCGTGCTCCGGCCGGTGTTATGCTTATTCAGATAGCTGTCCCCGCCGACGCAATGATGTAGGATTCTTCCTTCTGCAACGATCTCTTCTGCTGATCTTGCCGGCCGTATCAGATAATCCTCGTCTTCGTAAAAATATTGATTCCTCAGACCCCTGTAGTTCTTTCGGATGTCCGGATATTTTTCGCTAACTGCCTGTTCTCTCTTGCGGATTTCTTCCGCATTTGTCTCAATGACCATCTGGTCATGGGCAAGCCTCAGGTCTCTCGGAAAAAGGAAAATCTGGTTATGCAGGTCATACCCCCTCTGTATCCGCATATGCAGATAATCCACATAAGTGCGGGTTACGCCGCTTACAGCACTTGCCATCCTTCCACACATGGGTTCCTGCATAGTATCCGGGATCCCGCATCCGGAATACTGCTCTATCCTGTGCATGAACTTTGCTACTGTGGTATATTTCAATATTTCTTTCAGATCGCTCTGCCGTACCTGGCTTTCCGCAAGGAATATGCTTTCCTGTACTGTCACGTGGAGTCCCATCCGTTTCTCCATCTGCCACACTTTCAGATAGTCAGGGTTTCCCTGCAAGGTCTTCAGGTCCCTGAGCCTTCTTTTATAGATTCCAAGAAAACATTCCGGCTTTATGGCATCCTTGTCTGCTATGATCCCGCAGTAGCCCTCTACTATGGATTCCGCTATATGATATAATCCCATTTTCACAAACATCTCTATCTGCGGCCATTGGATATATCTTTCGAGGTATTCTTTCAGGTTGTACATGGTCTTATGTTTTCCATACATCTCTGCTGCCGAATATCTCAGGAATGTGGTCCGGAGTTCTTTGTAGCTTTCCGGATATATCTTTGCTGCTTTGATCGAAATGTTGTTCATTCCGCACAAATTGCAGTCATCCCAGAATTCTCCGGAGTAAGAACTAAATTTATGATAATCTGTCTGTGGCCTTTTTCCTTTTTCCAGGTAAGTCCTTGCGATCTCAGTTATGATCATCTTTTCGCCTGCGCCTATCATTCTCTCTTTTTCATCCAGGAAAGTATCCAGTCTGTATATCTTTTCTATCTCCACATATCTGATCACTGCTCCATCATCCTTATATCTCTGTGCAATAAAGCAGTTCATCCCATGCCCCCATACTCCTTTGGCCTTTCCCTGGGCTTTATATATACCTGTAGCACCACAATGAGGGCACGTTCCCACCGAATCATGTTGCGGGACCGGGATTATCTTTTCAAACTGTCCCTCGTAGGTGTCTTTACTTCTGACCGCTGCCTCTGTCACCTGTCCGCATGCAGAGCAGGCTATATCCGCATATCTTCCATGACGCTTGTAGTACAGGAAGTGTTCTGTTCCGATGCCTGTTTTTTTCGCCCAGTCTTCCAGCCCTTTCGGAAGCGGTGGGGTGTTCTGTTCCCGTTCTTTAAGCCTGTCCGCACGTTTGTCTTCCCTTTTCTGGACTCTTTGCGCTTTGATGTTATAGATCAGACTCTGCAGGGCACCTACCCAGGTGGTGTATTTCCGTTCCCACGTATCTCCGGCAAACTTCCACACTATATCTCCCTGGGACCTAGCCATATAACACTTGTTGTCTCTTTTTTTGCAGTTACTGCCGATCTTTTCCCTTTCTTCATCCAGCCCTGCTGCTGACCAGACGCCTGCATCCGGATAATACAAGCCCCAGTCCTTCTGGGTAAACACCATCCGGATCCACGGGGTCTGCAGCTCCCGTTTTTTGTTTTCATAAACTTCAACAAACAGATGGCTCTCTCCACGGAGATCCTGGAAAAATGCAACTGCTGTGTTACGATACTGTTTGTCTGCCCTGACACCGCCCCGGAATGGAATCTTTTCTATCTCCTTTTTCTTCATTTCCTGCTGCCTCCCAGATAGTAATCACGGATCAGTTTTTTTGCGGTACCCATGTCCGGATCTCCGAAGGTCACTTTTCCGGCGTTGACTCCTGCAGCCTTTATGATCTCCTTGTCCACAGGTACCTGGTTCTTAAAGGCATACTTCAAGATCTCTGCGATGCACTGCTTCAGGCTCTTTCCTTTCTTGCGGACCTGGTGTGCGACCATCTCATCCTCCATACAGAGCCCCCGGATATACTCCACCCAGTCATTCATCAGACCGGCCAGTTTCAGAGATCCGCATTCCACATCCAGTTTCCCCATGGCGGCCGTCACAGCGTCACAAAGATACGGGATATCGCCGGACTGATACATCTCAACATAGTCTTCCGGGATGCCATTCTCCTGCGCCATCGTTTTCAGGCTCTGGATATCTCCTTCATTCAGCAGGTTCTCTGCAAGTTCGTTGATCTCCCTGCAGCTACTCATCTCTCCAAATCTTTCGAACATTTACATCTTCTCCTTTCGTTTTTTCATAGCTTCCTGAAGCCAGTTTGAGTAACTGTGCTTCCCGGCTTTTGCTGTTAATGTTAAGCGATGCTCTTCTATCAGCTCCCAGATCCTTTTCCAGAGTTCTGCGTTCCCAATCCTGGTGCCTCTGGCATCTTCCCAATTGGCTGCTGCCATTTCCGGAAGTTTCCGGATACGGGAGACCACATAAACATCTTCTGTATGGACGCAGACATTGCTTGTCTTTCTGATCCGCGATAATGCTGCCACCAGATTTTGAAGGGTTGCACTATGGTATGTTCCAGAAATACATTGGAACCCTTCTGCTGTTTTAATTGCGCCGGCGCAAATCGTTTCCAGGATATATGCACATTTTCTCTCTGTATTCTTCTGGGCCTTGCTGTCTGCCTCCAGATATATGTCTACTTTCCACATGTCAATCCCTTCTATTCCCTGTTCTGACCAGTATGTAATGCCGGTATGCATAGCCTGTCACCTTGTTTTTCCCATGTTTTACTGAACCAGGAACAATCGCCCATCCCTTTGGTGGTTTCGGATCTCTCGGTATCCCCTGCCTGTCCACCAGGCTCCGTTTCTTTATCTCTTCTTTCTCCGGATCCTTGCGGATCAGGTTTCTGGATGGGTGGTACCGTTTCAGGTCCTCTGGCTCATGTTCTTTTAACGGCTTGGTTATGTATTCTGCCAGTTCTCCGGAATCTACGTCATATACTCTCTTCGTCTGTGCATGGCCATGGTTCCATAACATTTCCACTAGAAGCCCTGTATCTGTCTCATTGTTTGATTTCCGGTTGACCAGGATATGTACGTGGGGTCCGCCCTGCTTTCCAATCTCCAAGCGGTATATGTACTTCAACTCCCATCCATATTTTTTATACTTGTCCCGGAGCTTTCGAATGAATTTTGACATATCTTTCTGCATCTGTTTCCAGGGCGGCCGTGAGCCTTTCTTGTACGTCAGCGTGAACCAGTAATCTCCTATTCCGAAATTCCATTTAATCAGACGGCGGACATCCCGTTCCCTTTTCCATTGGTTCTGTTTAGCGATCTCTTCCGGAGTGGCTTTTCTCCTCTTCTGTCTTTTCTGTCCCCTGGCTCCATATCTGCCCGTATGCTTTTCTTCAACTTCCCTGGTGTTCCCACAGTCCCAGATCCATCTTATATATCCACACCTCATAAGCAATCCTTGTCCTATCTCTAATACGTTTAATCAAGCCTGTAAGGGGATTCATACCCCAAAAATAAATACGGGCTTTTCACCCGCGCCGCTTGACTGTTCTCCTCCCAGATGCTATGATGATGTTGAACGTTTACATCTGGGATTTTTCCCTTTGCCAGCACACTGCTATGTGCTGGCATTTTTTATCTTCGTTTCTTATACCCCGTCCCGACCACGGCCACAAACGCCACCTGCCAGAACAATCCTACCATCAGGAGCATCTCTGCCGGGCTTCTCCACTGCCAGAACGGCAGATTTGCCACCGGGAGGGCTATACACAGGGATATGATCGCATCTCGTTTCATTTCTTGCCTCTTTTCTTATGTTCTTCATCCACCAGAGGGCTGAGCTCTGCAAGTTCCTTCTCGATCTGGTTCAATTCCAGGCCATATTCCGGTTTCCAGTCCACTCCACTGTGGTTCAGGATCTGTGTCCGTCTGTTTACCAGCTCTATGTATCTGCTTACCTGCTGTGCTGTCATGTGTTCCTCCTTTATGCTGTCTTTTCGTAGTTCATTCCTTCCAGGGCTTCTTTTACACGCCGGAGGATCAACTCC